CAAAAATTGAAATTTTTGAAATGGCCGGGACCCTACGGGGAAGGACTTAGTCGCAGTCCTTCCCACCGCCAGCGGGGCGGTGGTCCCCATCCTCGCGACCGGGCATACCACGCGTGCGCCATTGTAATGAAATTTAACGTGATTCATATAGAAACGATAAGAAAAAAACAAATAATTTTAAGCATCTTTAAAGTACATCTGTGAGACAAAATCATTGACACGACCAACATAATACACATCTTGATTGGTACTGAAATTTGAATAAGCATATAGAATAACGTGATAATCAAAGAATTTAGGTTGAGCCGAAGCATTCTCATATGTTAATACACCTGATTTTACAAACTTTGTACCAGGTATCCAAACCTTTACTATACGTGTAGCTCTTGAAGTAACTGAAGTACCAGAATTATTTCCTATACCAGTTTCCGTAGCAGCACCAATCTGTCCATTTCCTGTTGTCTTAAGATGAATATACTTTTGAAACAATACAGTATAACGTTCAGTATTAATAACATCTATCATTTTGTTACCAGAAATTCCATTATATAAATTATCTCTTGTTGGTTGATCACCTTTAGCTGATTTAATAACTAACAATCTGAAAGTTACATCAGTAAAACGTTCATTAAGTTCTAACATCATTTTCATAGAAACTCCTCGTAAATTGACAGCATCACCGATACGACATTGAGCAGCACTATTTAATGGGTCTTGAATTCCTTGAGTTGTTGAAAGTAATTGATTAGTAAGTGTTAAAAAATTGTTATGAAATATCTCACTACCATCAGGATATGTGATCAAAGCATTCTTTGTCTCTATATTCTTATTAACCTGTTTAGCTACTGCTCTTCGGACAGCAGCCTGTAAAGTTCGTACAGCAGGTATAACCCTTTTAGGAGGACCATACTTTTTAGTAAGTGCTCGCTTATAACTTTTCTTGTAATTTCTCTTTGGAGGCATTCCTATATTTACATAAGAAAATAATATTTATATATTAATAAGTATGAATGGAAATTTGGAAACCAATGGAAACGCCTGTGAGGGTAATACTATCTCCTCACAGGCTAAGCGCATTGTACCTTCAAAATATTGGTGTTGGACTTATTTTTATAATGAAAATGAAAATTTGGAAACTTTGGAAACCATTTTAAACAAGATAGCTGAAAAATGGATATTCGGTTTCGAAGAATGTCCTACAACTAAAAAAAAACACTTACAAGGTTATTTAGAATTTAAATTCAAACATAGGCCACTTGAATGCAAACTTTTAAAAGACTATAAAATACATTGGGAAAAAAGAAAAGGAACTGAACAAAAAAATATTGATTATTGTAGTAAAGACGGAAACTTTCGTACGAACATTATTTTCCCCGATCCTTTAGAATGTATAGAAGAACATGAATTGTATGAATGGCAAAAAGAAATCATAAAAATTTGTAATGAAAAACCTGACCCTCGTAAAATATATTGGTATTGTGATGAAATTGGTGGTAAAGGTAAATCTGAATTAACACGTTTTTTATGTATAAAAAAAAAAGCTATCTTACTATCTGGTAAATGTGCTGACATGAAATATGGTGTTGTTAAATATATTGAAAAACATAATGGTATAGCACCGAAAATTATTATCATTGATTTACCAAGAACTTTTAATAGTGATTATTTAAGCTATAGTGGTATTGAAGAAATTAAAAATGGTATGTTCTTTAATACTAAATTTGAAAGTGATATGGTAATATTTAATAGACCACATATTATAATATTTTCTAACACGAAACCTGACGTAGATAATTTAAGTCTTGACAGGTGGATCATAAAACATCTTTAAATAATTTTTGTGTATATTTATATAATTATAAGTTAGTTCGCGCCGGCAACATTCCAAAAATTGAAATTTTTGAAATGGCCGGGACCCTACGGGGAAGGACTTAGTCGCAGTCCTTCCCACCGCCAGCGGGGCGGTGGTCCCCATCCTCGCGACCGGGCATACCACGCGTGCGCCA